GCCGCATACTGTTTTCTAGGAACAGCTTCCCATCTATCAATGTAAGCATCAGGCATAGCGCGCACATTCTTTTTTACATTTGCCTTATCACGCTTTACGGCCCACACGATCTGCTCTAACGTCATTCCATCACTATGCTCTCTGAGCAATGCTCTAATCTGTTGTGTGCAGTTCATTGACGTCTCATATCTTCTTTAAATACCGCCAGTGCTTCGTTCTGGATATCACGCACAACATAGTCAGCCAGGAATCCAATCATCTCTATGTCCTTGTGCGTTACAGATACAAGCTCCATCGCCTCAGGATAGTCCGGCTCAATCTTCACTCCATTCTCAGTAGAACCCACCTCAGCCGGCAAGTAATCCAGCGTGCAATCAAGTTCTACATCAGCTCTCGTAAATATGTATCTCATCACATCTCCTTTAAGTTGGGATGTGTATATTACTGCAAAAAAGTGCGCCGTCAACAGGTATATGAAAATAAATGTAGGTGCTACATTCTTGGTGGACTGCTAGGCTCTGTGGACATGGTTCTGCCTAGGGGAGAGGCGTTCTCCCTTTGGCATACTTCCACATTCTCGGAGCCACTGGCTGAGTATCTTGTGGGCTGATCTTCTACTAAGTCCAATCAGCATCGAGCACTTTGCACAACTTAGTTGTGTCTAGCATGGCCGCTCGAACCTTCACTGTAATCCGCAGGACTTGAACCCACGGGCAACAAAGGCAATTCCCCCATATGCGCTTGCATCTTCTTTGCGCAACTTCACAACAGATAAGAACGTCGTAGGATTGGTGGACTGCGGTCTACGCCTTACGGCCTCCAACGCTTCCCTCATGCCAATCCAAAACCCGATAGAGTTCTGCTGCTAGTTGTCGTAGGAGGAGAGACTGGGACTGCTCACATGTAGCAGTGTTTCATCAAAACATTCGTCCACTTTAAGGAGCTTGCGGCGCTAACCCGCAACACAATCCCAGTCTCAAAAACAAAAAAGCCACTTACAACTGCCCCGTCGTAGCTCCCCTTGACGGGGCGAGGCATGTGTAAATGGCTTCAGAGTGTTGGCTACGACGACAACAACGTGTTTATATCACAGAATAAATTTACCTGTCAACTAGGTGACAGTATTAGGGTTTACCCACCCCAATGGTAATATTACCATTGCTATTAGTCCCCGCAAAAGCAGGCAATACCCTCCTCAGTAGAGCCAAACATATCCATCTGCTCCGTAGCAAACTTCATCATCTGCGAATAGCTAGGGCGATCACTACGGAACGTACCACCAATATCATGCTCTTGCTTTGCCCACCACAGGGCTCGATCTGGGTTGTCCCGAATGATGCTAAGCACTTGGTTGGGCCCCTTGAGAAAGCAAAGGTCACAGTTGCCAAGGTTGGTAACACCAGACTGGAACTTAAGCCCCAAGTCAAATGAGTTGGTCTTCCAGAATTCTTGTACATCCAACTGGCTAAAGTTGGCATCAATCAAGGGGGTGCGGTTACCCTGCCTAAGCTTGGCAGCTCTGCGCTTTTCATCCGCCCTGATCCCAAGCATCTGCTCAAACTCTTCTACGCCCCTAGACAACATGTATTTCTGGATGGGAATAACCTTCAGGTCAGATGTACAGAAGCGCGCGACAGGGTTGGGCAGGTAGCTACGCTTGTTAATCAGAGCTGAGAACGGCTCCCCATCCCGACTGGCTGTCTCAAAGTCCACCTCTTTCCAGCGATCCTTGGTCAGTTCCGCCGGCTGATATTCAAGCCAATGGATCTTGACGTTCCAGGCCTCAGCACAATCATTAACAAACTTAAGTGTGGCTTCATCCTCTTTGCCGGTGTTAGCAAAGCAGACAATAGCCTCCTCGGGCAAGCTCATGTCGTGAGCCTCCAAGACTTTATAAAGCATGAAGGCGGAGGTGCGGCCACCCGAAAAGGATATGACCGTAGGCTCGTCTATGTGGAAGGGATTCATTTCGCTCCTTTGAGAAAAAAGCGGGATCCGAAGACCCCGCAAAGTCAAACCCAACAAAGGAAAGCAAACACGGCAACTGCAATCACCGTGAAACCATCCTAGCAGAGTTTATTTAAAAAAACAACAGCCTCTTCAACCGAATTAACAATAACCAAGGGCCCACCAGTCCACTCCATGAAGAACTTCTCCTCCGCGTCAGTCAACTTCCTAGCCGATGGCACCTTATTTCCATCCTTAACTTCCATCAGGATCGTCTTTCCCTGATAACCCACAAGCAAGTCAGGCAGTCCTCCGCCTTGGGTTACCACACGGACAGTAGCACCAGCCTTGCGGAGGGCGCCAACTATCTCATTTTGATTGTCATCTATTCGGGCTGCGTATCTCATGAAAAATATTATAACAGGTAGTTGTTGACACTTGCAATATGTGTGGTATATTTCTTTTCCCAAAACAAAAGGAATCCAAATGATTCAAGATCGTAGACTGCAAATTGACATAGAAGGCGGGAAGAACTTAGCTTCAAAAATTGTCGAGCTCGTACAAAACAGAGACGATGATTTCGGCACCGCCATATCAGGCATGGCCATAGCCTATGCAACCCTATGTGTGGCCGAAGGCATAAAGCTGCACGACTGCATGGAGTTAGTTTTGACCATTTACAAAAACACCAAAGTAATTGATCAGGATGGTAACGATGTTGACCTGTCCTGATTGCGGTATCCCAAACCCCGATGACTGGCACACCTGCGTACAGTATGAGAACAACCAGAAGGTAGAAAAACAAATCAAACTGTTGCAGATGCAAGTTGAAAACCTACATGAACGTATGTCCAGCGTAGAGCAAATGATTCAGGCCTACGGAAAAGAACTACTGTTTCGAGCACCTTGGAAAGAACAATGAAACTCACCAACAAATTTAATCTGCCTCAGACGTTTGTCAATGTCATTCAACGACCCACGTACTCAAAAGGTAAAGCACACATCTCTGCTACAGAGATCATTAACTCGCCACGTATTGTCCAGTTGAAAAAGAAGCACTGGGAAGATATCGAGCAGGACGCAAGCGAGATGGTATGGTCACTGTTCGGCTCTGCTGTTCACAACATCTTGGAACACGGCAAGGACGATCATCACATTGTTGAAGAACGTCTGCACCTAGAGTTTGAGGGTTGGAAAATCTCCGGTGCTATTGATCTACAGGAAGTAGAACCCAACGGCACAATTACAGTCAGTGACTACAAAGTTACCGGCGCATGGGCAGTGATGAATGAGAAGGACGATTGGCACCGCCAGCTCAACATCTATGCGTGGATGGTAGAGAAGGTCAAGAAGGTGCCAGTCGGTAAGCTACAGATCATTGCCATCATTCGTGATTGGTCTGCTCGTGATGCCGGCACCAAGGAAGGTTATCCACAATCACCAGTGGCCACCATCGATATCCCACTCTGGTCATTCGAGGAGCGTGAGGCATACATTTCCAAGCGCATCGATGAGCACGGCACAGCACTCTTTGAGATGGAGACAGACGGAGAGATGCCTGACTGCACACCCGAAGAGATGTGGGAAAAGAAGACAACGTATGCATTGAAGAAGAATGCAAACGTCAGAGCAACCAGTGTTCATCCAACACTGGTGGAAGCAGAAGAAGCACTGGCGAAAGCCACCGGTGCAGCAAAGAAGAGCGAATCGTTTTCAATAGAAGTTCGCCTAGGAGAAAGAACAAGATGCAAAGGCTATTGCCAAGTGTCTCAGTTCTGCAAACAGTATCAAACTTACTTAACCAAAGAGGAAGAAAATGTCAGTTCATAAAAAGCTAATGCAAGCAAGGGTTAATCTTCTGTCAGTTGACCTGAAGAAGAGTGGCCGCAACACATTCCAAAACTATTCATACTTTGAATTGGGCGACTTCATTCCCTACATTCAGACCATCTTTAACGATGTAGGTCTATGTGGTGTGGTGTCGTTTAACAATGAGTATGCACAGCTATGCATCACAGACGTAGATGACGGCACAGTCATTGTGATCACCAGTCCCATGGCAGAGGCTAACCTCAAGGGATCTCAGCCTATCCAGCTCATCGGTAGCATACAGACTTTTCAACGCCGTTACCTTTGGATGGCAGCTTTGGAGCTCACCGAACACGACACGATTGACATGACCCCTGCACCAGAGCCAAAGCAGGCAACCAAGCCCGAGCCTAAGCCTGAGCCCAAACCCGCACCTAAGCCACCAGTTAAGATGCAAGGTGGTGATGGCCCATGGCAACTGAAGGTCACTACCGAGCCAGGCGCAGACCTAGGCGACTGGATTGGGATCGTTGTGGACGCCGCCCGCCACGGCCTTGCTCAGGCAGGATCAGAGAAGGACGTAATGGATCTATTCAAAATTAACCGAGGCATCTTTGACAAGCTCAAAGAGTTCTCAGTCGATGATCACGCCAATTTAATGGCAGATTTCAAAACCAAAAAAGACACACTGAAAGGAAACGTGTAATGGCTACTTATCCAAACAAAGGCAAACTGTCTGTCAATTCATACAAGACAAAAGACAATCAGCCAGACCACAAGGGCGAGATCGTAATGCTACGCAGCACCCTGAAAGAACTCATGGAAGAGCATGATGGCGACGAGATCGTTATCAAGCTGTCAGGCTACAACGCAGATGGCCAGTACGG